TAATATGCTCAAAGAAATAATAATGAAAAACCAACCTATAGTAGACGCTATAGACGTAGCTATGACCTCGCTAGGTATTGTATTTAACCAAGTCGCCGACGTAGTAACGGACGTAGTAACTGCGGTAACTAGCTCTAGTACGGGCTTTGAGGCTTTAGGTACTGTATTAAAGAACGTACTAACCGTAGCCCTTACACCTATGAAGCTAGCCTTTAACGGTATAAAGCTAGGTATACAGTCGCTTATGCTAGCTTGGGAAAAGTCGCCCCTAGGCGGTGGCGATACTGAAAAAATAAAAGAGCTAACCGCCTCTATAGAAGAGACAAAAGAGAGTTTAAAAGAGGTAGCTACCGACGGGCTAGACGCGGTAAAAGGTATAGGCGATAATATAGCCGCAGCAGTAACCGAAGTAGTAGCGGGCGTAACGGCGGGCGTAGAAGCGGGCGTAGAGGGTATTAAAAAAATTAATACAACCGCAGCCCTAGAAACCGCTAACGCTTTAGTAGAGCAACGCAAAGAGGTAGAGCTATTAGAGGCGGGACAACAAAAACTAATGCTACAATACCAAAACCAAGCCGAGCTTCAAAGACAAATAAGAGACGACGAGAGCCTAACTTTTACCCAACGTAAAGAGGCTAACGAAGAGTTAGGGCGTATACTAAAAGAGCAACTAGCCGAAGAGACTAGCCTAGCACAAAAGAAGCTTGACCTAGCAACTTTAGAGCTAGAGCAAAACGCCGATAACCTAGAACTACAAAAACAAGTTATAGCCGCAGAAACCGAGCTAGTAGATATAGAAGAGCGTATAACGGGGCAACGCTCGGAGCAACTAACAAACACTAACGCGCTAATAAGAGAGCAAGCCGACGCCGTAAACGAGTTACGTACTGCGGGGTTAAGTGAGCGCGAGAGTGAGCTAGAGCAATTAGCCCAAGACTACGCCCACAAATTAGAGTTAGCGCGTAAGTCGGGGCAAGATACCGAGGCAATAACTAAACAGTATAACGGGCTAGTAGGGGCAGCAAACGAGAAATTTAGAAAAGAGGACGTAGCAAACCAAGAAGCTACTGACGATAAAATAAAAAAGAATAGACAAGAAAACGTAGCGGCTTTAGGTCAAACCATTAAAATGGCGGGCGCAATGTTCGAAGAGGGTAGTATAGCTCAAAAAGGCTTTGCGGTAGCTAGTGCGGTTATGGACACATATAAAGCGGTTAATATGGCGTTATCTAGTGCACCGCCCCCGTTTAGTTATATACAAGCGGGTATATCGTTAGCTATGGGTTTAAAAAATGTAAAAGAAATAATAAGCGTAGACCCTAAAAACCCCAAAGCCCCAAGCGGCGGCGGTGGTGGTAGCCGTGGCGGTGGTGGTGGTGGCGTAGCTGCCCCCGATATGAGCGCGGTAAGTAGCAGTATACAAGAGGCGGCGGGTCTAGGTGGCGCGAGCTTTAACCTAGGACAAAGCCTAGACGCTTTCGGCGGCGATAGTCCTATACAAGCCTACGTAGTAACCCAAGACGTACAAGACCAAACCGAAATAAGCACACAAATAGACGAACGAGCAACCCTTTAAACTAAAAATATGACTAAAATAGTAGAACTAATTATAGACGACCAAGCCCTAGAAAACGAAGACGGCGTATTCGCGATAAGTTTAGTAAACCAACCCGCTATTCAAGAGAATTTTATAGCCTTAAAACAAGCTAGTAAAAATATCGAAGTACAATTTAACGAACTCGACGCCGATAAGCAACTACTAATAGGCGCGGTACTTATACCCGATAAACAAATACTAAGAATTGACCCCGAGACGGGCGAGGACTACTACGTTTACTTTAACAAGGCTACAATAAGAAAAGCTAGCGAGCTCTTTTTTATGCGAGATAAACAACATAATCACACGTTAGAGCATAGCAAAGAAATAGCTAACCTAACAGTAGTAGAAAGTTGGATAAAAGATAGTAAACTAGATAAGAGCTACGAGTACGGCTTTAAAGCTTTACCCGTTGGTACTTGGTTTGTATCGGTAAAAGTAAACGACCGTACAATATGGGATAAATACGTTAAGAGTGGCAAGGTGCAAGGCTTTAGTATAGAGGGCTTTTTTACTGATAAGCAAACAACACTAAGCGAGCAAAAAGTAAATTTAAAAATAAGAAAAAATAAAGACTGCCCCGACGGGTACGAACACCAAATGCCTAACGGGTCTTATATGTGCGGGCGTACTATGGAGTATTTAGATGAGGAAAATATACTAAACCGTATACGTAAAGTAATTACCGAGAGCGGGCTATAAACTTAGCTTTACTTTGAAAGTCTAGGGCGTAGTGGCAGTCGTAACAAAGTAGGCGTATATTTTCGGGGTCTAGGCGTAGCTCGGGGTATAAGCCTTTAGGTTTGATATGGGCAAAGTGCCACGCTTTAGCCTCGTTACCTAGGTGCTCTTTGCAATTAGTACAGACGTGCGGGCGGGCTTGCCATATCTTAAAAAATAGGGCTTTTTCGCCCGTTGCTTTTCGTCGTTTCATTTTTTATTTAAAGATAAACTAACTTTTTATAAATACGTCTTTGTATAAGTGAACAATAACCAAAAATATGAAAAACACTATTAACCAAATCAAAGCTATTTTAGGTATGGAAGTAGCCGAGATAGAGCTAAAAGCCGAGGCGGTACTAGTAGACGGTACTAAAATAGGCACGGACGCGGAAACGTTCGAGGACGGCGTACTAGTATTTGTAGTAGGAGAAGACGGCGAAAAAATGCCACTACCTACGGGAGAATACGAAGTAGACGGCGGGGCTAAAATGACCGTAGCAGACGGCGAAATAACTAGCCTAGTACACCCCGATAGCGAAGCTAAAGAGGACGAAGAAAACCTAAGTAAAGTAGACCTATCGAACTACGTAACTAACGACAATTTAGTAGAGGCTTTAGAGGTTTTACGTGCTGACTTTCATTCTACTATTGAGAGTTTAAATAAAGAAAATACCGAGCTAAAGAGCGACGTACAAAAGCTATCTAAATTAACGGCGGCTAAACCGCTAAAGCATAACGCACCCCAAACACAAAAAGCATATAACACGGGTAACAAGTCGTTAGATATGATTTTAAACCTAAAAAACAACAACTAAGAAAATGGCAAATAAAAAATATTCATTCGACACACACCCAACGGTAAGTAATAATACTTACGCGGGAGAGCTTGCACTACCTTATTTAGCTCCTAGTGTAGCGGCTAACTCAATAGATAACGGGTATTTAACCTCGTTAAGTGGTATTCGTAACAAGGCGGTAGTATCAACTTTAACAAGTGCTAACCCTATCGTAGCTTCATCGTGCGACGTAACACAAGGCGACAACCTTACACTAGACGAGAGCGTTCTAACTACTACCGACGTAATGGTAAATGAGAGTATTTGTAGAGGTACTTTATACCCGACTTGGGTAGCGTCTCAAATGAACGGTAATAGAAACGGCGAGCCCGTAGATTTTATCGACTTTGCAGCGGCTACGGTATCGGGTAAAGCAGCCGAGCAAGTAGAGAGCTTTATTTATGACGGGTCGGCTACTTTAGGTACGGGCTTAGTAAATACAGACGGTACGGCATTAACGAGCGCACAAGTAAAAGCGGCGCGTATCTTAAATGGTGCTCTTACAAATTGGGTAAGACTTAACGGCGGTACAGCTATGAGCTCGTCTAATGTAGATACTTCATTTGCTAACGTATACGCGGGCGCGGTTTCTGTATGCCCTCAAATCTTAGCTAAAGACGACGTACAATTTTTAGTTTCGCCTTTAACATACGGGTACTATATGCAACACCTATCTAGCGTACTTACGGGCGGCGGTTTTGAAAACCGAGGAACTAACCAAGGCTATGCACAATTAACTTATTTAGGTATACCCGTTAATATGGCATACGGTATGCCCGACGCGGCTATAGTTTTAGGTCGTAAGTCTAATATGTTTGTAGGTACTAACTTAGGTACTGACGCTACCGAAGTATCTATAATCCCTCGTTATCAATACGACGGGTCAGATATGATACAGATGGTTATGCGTTTCGGTATTGGTGTACAAGTTGGTATTAATACCGAGATAATCTTAGGTACTACTATTAACGTTACGTAAACAACTTATAAGGCGGGGCGTAATACCCCCGCTTTTTTTTATAACCTTTTAAATATATAGAAATATGAGTTGTAGTATAGCAACGGGTAAAAGTATACTATGCCAAAACGACGTAGGCGGTATAGATAAAATGCTTTTAATTAGCGGGATAGCCGCCGACCGTCTAAGTAGCGTAACCGTTACGGGTGGCGAGGCTACGGCAGTAGCTACCGCCGACGCAAGCGAGGGTACTTGGTTTGATATTGACCTAGATAAATACCAAAGTAATTTTAACCAAACTATCGTTACAAGCGATAGCGGTGTAGCATATCAACAAGACTTAGAAATAGTTTGTAGAGGTGTACAAAAAGAGACTATAGACCTTTTCGAGGATATAGTAGCGGGTATATGGCAAATTATGATAAGAGACAATAACGGCGTTTACTATTTAATGGACTATAAAAAAATGGTTCGTTGTACGGGTGGTTCTTTTATTCATAACGGAGACAAAGCACTAAGCGACCCTATCGGGTTTACTTTAACCTTTTCGGGTATGGGCTTACAACCCGCTATAAATATGACTACCGACCCTACGAGTATTACGGCGTCAAAGATAGCTATATCGACTACGCAAATTTAAGAGTAATTAAGGTTAATTATATAAAAGGTGGTAGGAGTTGAAAGCCTTACCGCCTTTTCTTATTTTAAAACTATGGCTAAAAGACGAAAATTAAAAAAAGAGTTTATAGGGGGGTATGTTTATTGCCCTAAAAAAACTATATTAAGCGACAACTTACCCGCTGACTTATATAGGACTATTTTAAAGTTAGACCCTAACCTATTCGAGCCCGTTAAAAATGCTAGTACTAAAAAAAATACCAAATTACCGCAACTCGGTAACGATAAATTATAGTAGTAACTTATTTAGTAACTCTATTAACCCGTTAAAACCCGTTTTTATACCTAACTCTACGCACCAAGTACCGACGGTATTAGCTGCGCCTAGTTACTACTTAATAGAACTTATAGAGCAAACTACGGGCGCGGTATTTAATACCCTCTTACCACTTAGCGCGGCAAGTACTAACGCTAGATATTTGACTTTTGACCTATACGTAGACGATACGGCAACTAGAACGGGGGTTATAAATTTAAGTAACTCGGGTAAGTACGATTATAGTATATACGCAGTAATCGAAAACACGGAATACCCCGCGACTATTGTAGACGGTACTAATAATAACGCTAGACTATTAATAGATACGGGGGTAGCTATGGTTTACGATAGTTACGACTTTACTAATACATATTATAACCCCGATAGGCAAACTATACCAACGGTAACAAGCTATACAAATGAGTAAACTACACACCTTTAATAACGCTTACGAGTATATCGACGATAGCGAAGTAGTAAAGAGCTCGAACGAGTACGTGAGCTACGGAGCAAATAACGACTACCCTAGCTACCTTATAGAACTCTACCAAAAGAGTAGCGTACATAACGCGTTATGTAATAGTATAGCCTCTTGGATATACGGCGACGGGGTAACAAGCCCCGACAAAGACGAAAAGGTAGAGGCGTGGGCTAAGTTTTTACAGTTATTCGATAGAGGTATAGGTAAAAATACTATACAAAAATGTGTATTAGACCTAAAAGTACAAGGGGGTTTTTATCTATCTATTAGCTATTCGCTAGACCGTACAACTATTACCGAGGTAGAGCATATACCTTTTGAGAATATGCGAAGCGGCGAAGAGAACGACGGCGAGGTAGATTTTTATTACTATTCAAAAGATTGGAGTAATAAGAAAAGCGAGCGCGAAAAAATTAAAAGTTTCGACCCCGAGCAAAAGCAAATATACCCTAATCAAATAGCGTGCTTTAAAATGTATAGCGTAGGGTCTTACTACTACCCTAAACCCGACTATCAAGGGGGGCTAAATTATATAAACCTAGATAAGAACGTAAGCGAGTACCACTTAGCAAACATACAAAACGGTTTAGCTCCTAGTTTTTTATTATCGTTTAATCAAGGTATACCAAGCGAAGAGAAACGCCGAGAGGTAAAACGCCAAATAGAGGACGAGTTAAGCGGCTCTAAAAACGCGGGTAAGTTTATACTATCGTTTTCAGACGACCGCGCAAACGCCCCCGAAATTACAAGCTTTGCACTAAGCGACGCCGATAAGCAATATCAATTTCTTAGTAGTGAGATAACTAATAAAGTAATGGTAAGCCATAGGGTAGTAAGCCCTCGACTATTCGGGGTAAACTCGGACGGCGGCGGCTTGGGTAATAATGCCGACGAACTTAAAACCGCTAGCGTTCTCTTTGAGCAAACCGTAGTAAGTGGCTATAGAGAGCTACTTACCGAAGCTTTTGAACTTATAATGTTTGAAGCGGGCGAGGGTTTAAAGCTAGAGTTTGAAAGTGCGCAACCGTTTACAGAAGAGCAAGCCGAAGAGCAAATAATAGAGGAAACAGACAACGAGCTAGATACACCACTAACCGACCCGCTAGCAGACGAGAAAAGTAGCGAAGAGGCGGTAGACGACGTAGCGGCAAGTTATAACGGTGCACAAATTAGCTCGGCTATAGATATTATAGCCAAAGTACAAGAGGGTGTACTAACCGAAGAGCAAGCTATAGTATTTTTGATACAGTTTTTACAG